CAACTTTAGATATTGGTGGAACTAATGTAACAACGACTGCCGCAGAAATAAATTTAATAGATGGTGGTACTGCACGAGGTACTACAGCAGTTGCGGATGCAGATGGTATTCTTCACAATGATGCTGGTACAATGAGAATGACAAGTGCCGCTACATTTAAAACATATTTTCAATCAGGAATATCTTCGGCAGCAGATGATATTTCAGCTGGAGATGGAGCAGTTAATATTACAACTTCATCAGGAAATATTACAATTGATGCAGCAGCAAATGACTCTGATATTATATTTAAAGGAACTGATGATAGTTCTGATATCACCATGCTTACTCTTGATGGGAGTGATGCTGGTTCTGCTACATTTAATGATAAAGTTATTGTTGGAGATGGTAAGTTAGTTTTAAATTCAACAGCAGTCACATCCACAGCAGCAGAACTTAATTTGCTTGACGGTGTATCAGGACTAGTGCAAGCAGACTTAACAAAATTAGCAGCCGTTGATTCTACGGCAGCAGAGCTTAACATTGTAGATGGAGGAACATCAGCTACTTCTACAACTTTAGTAGATGCAGACAGATTTGTGGTTAATGATAATGGAACTATGGTTCAAGTTGCAGCTTCAGATTTAACAACATATATCAATTCTAACGCTAATTTTGCATCAGTAGGAAAAGCTATTGCAATGGCAATCGTATTCGGATAAAAAGGAGATAATATGGCAACACCAAATATAGTAAACGTAGCAACTATTAATGCTAAAAACGCAACCGCCTTACTAGATGGCACATCTAGAACAGAAGCAGTTGATGTTCCAGACAATAAAGTTGCAAAAATAAATACAATTCTCGTGGCAAACGTGGATGGTACAAATGCTGCTGATATAACAATTGAAGTTAGTGTAGACAATGGATCTAACTATGTCAAACTTGCTAATACAATATCGGTACCAGCAGATGCAACCTTAAGTTTTTTAGAGAATCCTATTTATTTAGATGAAACAGATTTGTTATATTTTACAGCTTCAGCTGCAAATGATCTAACTTATTTTGTATCTTATGAAGAACTAGACGACGCTTAGGAGGGTTAAATTATGGCGGGCAGAAATGGCGGTATAATTGGACCTGTAAATATTACATCAAATGGTGAGAATAAAGTATCCACTTTTACGTCAAATGGAAATGTTTGTATTCAAGCAAACACTAGAGTTGTTCGTGTTAAAATTTTAGCAGGAGGATCTGGTGGTAATGCAGGAAATGTTTCTAATGGTGGCGGTGGAGGTGGAGCTGGTGGTTTAATATGTCAAGAAGTCATTGTATGTGGTTCTAAACAATACGCTATGGTTGTTGGCGCTGGGGGTTCTGGTGGTACTCACCCAACAAGTCCAGGGACTGGACCAGGTGCTTATGGAGCAGCAGGATCTAATTCAACAGGTTTTTGTTTAACAGCAACTGGAGCACCAACTCACTCTACTCAAGCACCTAATGTAAGAGCAGCAGGTCCATCAGGTGCACCTCAATCAAATGCTGGAGGTAACTCTGGATCACCAAGAGGTGGAGGAGGTGGTGGTGGCGTTGGAGCAGTTGGTGCATGTTCTCCAGGAAATAGTGTTGGTGGTGCTGGCGGTGCTGGTACTACAAGTCCAGTTGATTCTACTTTACATGGTGGTGGAGGTGGTGGAGGTGGCTGGGAAGCTAGTTCTGGTCAAGGCGCTGGAGCTGGAGGTCCAGGCGGTGGTGGCGCTGGAGGAACAGGAACAAATAATTCAGGATCAAATGCATGTACTAACACTGGTGGTGGTGGTGGAGGTGGAGCTGGAGATTGTGGAATTAGTAATACTGTATCAGGTGGTGGTAATGGTGGATCTGGTAGAGTTGTCGTAAAAGAATTAAGAAAAGCATCCGGTGTTTGGAATCTTCATGATCACTTTGATAGCATAAGTCAAAACACTTGGGTTCCAGCAAATGTATCAATAGATTATTTAGTAGTCGCTGGTGGCGGTGGCGGTGGCGGTGGTGCAGCCGGTAATAGAGCTGGCGGTGGCGGTGGAGCTGGTGGATATAGAGCATCTGGATATGGACCTTCTCCACTACAAGGTTCTGCTTTAGCTTCAATTTTAGGAGATCACACAGTAACAGTTGGTGCTGGTGGTGCAGGAAACACATCAGGTAGTAATGATGGAAGTGACTCAACTTTTTTAACAATAACTTCAGCAGGTGGTGGTCGAGGAGGACAAAATGGTGGATCTGGAGGTGGAGCATTTTTTACTAACGAATCATGTGCCTCTTCAGGTAACACGCCTCCCACAGACCCACCTCAAGGTAATAATGGTGGATTAGGATTTAATGAAGCTGCAATTCCAGGTGGATTTGGTGGTGGTGGTGGCGGAGGTGCTACTGCTGTTGGTGCAAATGCTTCTCCAAGTGCAGCAGGAAATGGTGGTGCAGGAGCACCTAATGCAATTTTAGGACCTTCTACTACTTATGCTGGTGGTGGAGGTGGAGCTGGTCAAGGAGAAGGAAAATCTTATTCTGCTGGATCTGGAGGATCTGGTGGAGGTGGAGGCGGTGGTAATTCTACAGGCGCACCTTCAGTGGATGCTGGATGTAATGCTACAGCTAATACTGGTGGTGGAGGTGGCGGAGCTGCTACTGATAATGGACCTGGTGGAAGTGCCAATGCTGGAAGTGGTGGTTCAGGAATTGTAATTGTTAGAGTTCCTAGTGGATTTACTTTAGCTGGAAGCCCTAGTTGCGCAAGAACATTATCAACACATCCAGGTGGTGATAAAATAGCTAAATTTACAGCATCAGGGACATTGACAATTGGACATGCGTAAAATATAAATTAATTTTAAGGAGAAAATAATATGGCACATTTTGCAGAATTAGAATCAAAAACAGATCCAACGGGTTTTACATCCGATACACATCTTGTTGTAAAAAGAGTAGTAGTTGTAGGAAATGATATACCAGCTAATGGTGGAACATTAGGAGATAATGATATGCATGCTGATGGTGAAACGTGGTGTGTAAATTTTTTTGGTGGTGGCACATGGAAACAAACTTCTTACAATGATAATTTTAGAAAAAAATATGCAGGTATAGGACATGTATACAACGCATCAAAAAATAAATTTTTAGCACCTCAACCTTATGCTTCATGGTCACTTGATTCAAGTGACGATTGGCAAGCACCAATAACTTATCCATCAGTAGTTGATGATGGCGAAGATACACCTTCATGGTTTTATGAAATTAAATGGAATGAAACTAAATATAACGCTGACAACAATAAAGGTTGGGAAGCAACTAAATCAAACGATAACGCGGAAAATCCAACAGTTTACGATTGGAACGGATCAGCTTGGGTATCCGGATAGGAGACTCAAATGGCTAGACAAAACGGCGGATTAATTGGCAAAAGAAATATAACTTCTTTTGGAAAAGATACTCAAACTGTTCATACATCATCTGGAACAAAAACTTTTCAACCAGCTACAAGAAGTATTAAAACTTTAATAGTTGCTGGCGGTGCATCTGGTGGAAGTGACCAAGGTGGCGGTGGAGGTGCAGGTGGTTTAAGAATTATAAATTCTATTGATTTATCTACAAACTCAGCACCTATTACAATTGGTGCAGGTGGAACAGCAAAAGCATCTGGAAATAATTCAAGTGTTGGAGGTTTATGTGGTACAGTTTTATCAACTGGTGGAGGAGCACAAGGAACACCAGGTGGATCTGGTGGTGGAGCTTATGGAAATCCAGGTCCAGGTAAGGGTTGTGGTAATGCAGGTAGTTTTTCACCACCAGAAGGTAATAACGGTGGTACAGGTTCTATTATTGTAGGATGTAGTCAAGCATCTGGAGGTGGAGGTGGCTCTGGTGCTGTAGGTGGTAACTCTGGTGGAACAAGTAATGCAAAAAGTGGTGGAGCAGGTGGTGCTGGTACAGATACTAGTCCACATTTTCCAGGTGCACCCAATTGCGGTGTTTACGCTGGAGGAGGTGGAGGTGGCGCTGGTGGACCAGGAACTTCTGGAGGAGCTGCAGGTCCAGGTGGCGGTTCTGCTGGAACAACATGTAGTACAGGTGGAAATAACGCTACTGCAAATACAGGAGGTGGCGCTGGTGGTTCAGGAAACCCCCCTGCACCTTCAGCAGGTAACGGTGGTTCAGGAATAGTTATTACAAGAGAATTAAATAAAGCAAGTGGTGCATGGAATTTAAAAACACATTATTCAAAATTAAGGGAAGAAGTTGTAACATGGCCTAAAAGATTAGCAGCAGTAGATTATTTAGTAGTAGCTGGTGGTGGTGGTGGAGGTGCATTTTGTGGTGGTGGAGGCGGAGCTGGAGGTTATAGAGCTGCAGGATATGGTCCAAGTCCACTTAGAGGTAGTGCATTAGAATTAAGTTTAGCAAGTTATACAATAACAATTGGAGCTGGTGGTGCAGCTTCTGGTGCTAATTCTCCCTGCAGCCCTAACCCAGGTTCAGATTCAGTTTTAAATACTATAACATCAACTGGTGGTGGAGGTGGTGGAGAAGATAACGCTTCTGCGGGTAAAGATGGAGGATCTGGTGGTGGTGGAGGTGGTCAATCCACAGCTGGTGGATCACCTAGACCTGGAGGTTCAGGTAATACTCCGCCTACAAGTCCAGCGCAAGGAACTGATGGTGGAAGCGGATCAGTAAGAAGTTCACCTTTTCCAACAAACGATGAAGCTGGTGGTGGCGGTGGTGGTGCTACAGCTGCTGGATCAAATGCTAGTGGTGCAACTGGTGGAAACGGAGGTGCAGGAGCACCAAATACAATATTAGGCCCAGATACAACATACGCTGGCGGTGGAGGTGGTGGAACTGCTGACAATCCTGGAGGATCAGGTGGAGCTGGCGGTGGAGGTGCAGGAGGAGATGATCCTTCTACAGCTGGAACTGCAGGAACTGCAAACACTGGAGGTGGTGGTGGAGGAGCTGGAGGAAATGCTCACCCAGTATTATCAGGAGCAGGTGGTTCAGGGATTGTTGTTGTAAGAGTTCCAAGTAGTTTTACTTTAGCAGGAACACCATGTGCAGCCTTTTGTGGTTCTACACATCCAGGCGGTGATAAAATAGGTAAGTTTACTGCGTCTGGAACGTTGACAATAAGTGAATAACAAGTATATTACAGTTATTGTGGTAAAAGAAAGAACATGAATCTTACAAACTATTATTATTACTTTCAATCAGTAATTCCAGAACGTATCTGTAATGATATTGTTCGTTATGGAAAACAACTACAAGATCAAATGGCAGTAACTGGTGGATATGGACATAAAAAATTAAATGAAAAACAAGTTAAAAATTTAAAAAAGAAAAGAAACTCTGATATTGTTTGGATGAGTGACAGATGGATTTATAAAGAAATACATCCATACATTCACCAAGCTAATAAAGATGCAGGCTGGAATTTTCAATGGGATTTTAGTGAGTCTTGTCAGTTTACAAAATATACTAAAGGTCAATTTTACGATTGGCATTGTGATGGTTGGGATCAACCTTATAATAGACCTAATACTGATTCACATGGTAAAATTAGAAAACTGTCTGTAACAGTTACATTATCTAACCCTAAAGATTATAAAGGTGGTGAGTTAGAGTTTGATTTTAGAAATATGGACCCTGATAAAAAACCCAATATTAAAAAATGTACAGAAATTTTGCCAAAAGGATCTCTAGTTGTATTTCCTGGTTTTGTATGGCATAGAATATGTCCAGTTAAAAAAGGTGAAAGAAATAGTTTAGTTATTTGGAATTTAGGGTGGCCATATAAATAATATGAAAAATAAAAAAATAAAAAAAGAATTAATGTTTCCAAAACAATTAGCAAGAGAAGACTTATTTAAATGTCCTATATGGTTTGGAGATGAGCCTGGA